CTGATGATGCAACAGTCTGAGTAGCAGCATCATTGTCTGTGTAAGAGAAGGTTGTCAGACTGCTGATAGGTCCGAAGGGTAGGAACACCAATCGATCAGCATACAGAAATGCTTCATAGGGAAGCAACAGAGTAACAGGCTTTCGGATAATGAAACGCCACTGCTCTCGTTCACAAGTGTGAATGCATTCATGCAGGAGTTCTTCCAAATCGACTGGAAGAGAAGCAGTAGGCGTATCAGGATCGAATCCTAGATTCTTCTTTACGGAATTCAGGAAGGCTGTTGTCACGATTGTGCTGAGAGCACTTTCGCTTGCATAGTCGATTGTTGCAGGCATACTAAACTCCAGGTAACAAACCGTGGTACAGCCACCCCCGAAACTGCACCACGGCTGTTTACCCTCTGGCGAGGGATATTACGTAAGCACACCAGTACCAGTTGGAGTTTGATCAGCATACTGTCGATGCGTAAGAACCTGCATAGCAGCATCCAGCGTATCAGTGTTCGTTCCTGTCAGTCGGAAACAAACAGACAGGAATGTTCCCATCCCACCTGCTACGTCTTCCGCATAGGACACTTCTTCGCTGTCCACTTCAACAGACATTGCCATATTGGCAAGAGCAGCAGAGAACACAACTGTCTTAATGACTGTGTGTGTTCCTGCCCCGGATGCAAGTGTGTTACCTGTTACAGTAACTGTTAGTGCTCCAGTCAGATCTGCATCAGCAATAACCAGCATTGCTTTTTCAAATCGTTCTGTAATTACATGAGCATTTGCAATCGATCCATTCATCGTCAGAGTACCCAATGGAGTAATCTGTGATTTACTGGAGAGATGGGAAAACTTCTGAGTAGCCATATTCGAATCCTTATGGAAAATTCATTTGAAAGAAGTACAAAGACAGGGGGTCTCACATCAGCAAGACCCTCTATCCGTGAAGATTATGCAGTCGTTGTAGACAGCACTACGAATGGAGACAAAGTCAGACCTGATCGTTTCGGAGTCATGACGCTGGTCCACCACGGGCGGGCATCATCGAACGACGTGAACAGGAAGACTTCTTCTCTTTCAAGGAATCGAACATGGATAGATCGAGTCAAGGTACCAGTACCCCGTTCACCGAACAGGATCTGAGTAGGATTGATGCAAGCCAGGAAGTTGTCATTCCATTCAGAAATGATATTCCCATCGCCACTTGAGATGCCGTCCATATACTCAGTCCAGATTACTGGGCGTCCCAGCAGACGGTCTGGGTTAGCAGTGTCAGCAGGGTAGAACAGTTTCACCAAACCAGCGTTGTTGTCTGACTCGATGTGGACTGTTGCCAGTTCATCAAACAAGTCCAAAGACGCAACCCAGACAGCATTGTCGTAACCCCAAACACGCTTACGCATCTTGAGGACGTTTGTACCATTGACGATGTCACTGGTAGACTGGCCATTCTCACGAAGAACAGTCAGCAATGCAGCGTTGTTGCTGTCCAGCACGCCCTGTGGACGCCCTGTACCGTTTCCGTAGAGGAATTCCTCCATTCGGTAAGATCGGGCTTCCTGAGTCAAACCAGCGTTGATCAGTGCAGCAATAGAGATTGGGCTGTCAGCCATCAACTGATTGGTAACAGCGGCTGCTCCATTCAGTTCGTGAGCCTTCAGACTAACCATTTCCATTGCACTGGTAGACATCGTTGGTGCCGTGGTCTCTTTACCACGATAAATTCTGAATCCACCTGTCACTGATGTGCTGTGGTCTTTATCCACTCGACATGGTATGTCCACGATTGGAGCAGTCATCGGAATTCTGGTCATCAAACCAGTGAACCGATCTGCTTCGGGATCGAGCATCATCACAGTATCGATGAACCCACGAGGAACAGTAATACCTGATGCTTCCCAGTTGGCTTTGGAGAACTCATCAGATCCCAATGTGTCCATCACATGGAGCTTCAATCGGGGGTCAACTGCATTCGGATTTCTTACATTCCGGTAGGCATTGATAACTGATCCCAGAAACTCCTGCTGGTTCTTGAACCCGTACTTTTCCTTGTCATCTTCCCATGAAGGGCGAGCAGAGATACCGCAGGAAAGATCCAGCACCAAACCGCTGGTTGCATCAGCAATACGGGAGGTTGCCATCAGAGCAGCACGACGCTCCGACAGACCTACGTGAGTATTACTGATTCCGTTCACCACAGCTTCCAGCCGGTCAACTGAGTCCTTGTACTGGGTCAGTTCTGCTGATTCCATTTTATCGCCCTTTGCGTCCAGGGCATCCATTACAGTGATGAGTCGAGTACGCTCATCCTGAAGCTGATTGACGGTCATTTTAGACACGTCATCATTCTTGACTGGTGTGTCGTTAAAGACACCGAAGTATTTAATCGCAGAAACCATAGTTATTACTCCAGGAATTGTTGATGATAAAATCAATCTGATTCGGTTTCTGTGCGTTGCTGTCTACTGAATCAGTCATTACGTTAGGGGATTGCAAGGGGATTGTCAATCTTTCTATTGAAAACTACATAAGTTTCCTTGCGTAAGTTCCACGAAGATTGAGTGCTCTCTTTCGAAGTTCAGTTAGCTCAGGTTTGTCAATCACTACTTTATTCAGTGCTTGCTCCGGCAGAGACAAACAATTGAGCAGTGATGTCTGTGGTTTACCGTTACGAACGGTATGAAACAAACCTTTACCGACTGCTTCAGATGCTGAAAGGTACGTCTCAACTTCCATCAGATTGCTAACCTCTTCAGCCTTCATAGAGGTTCTGGAAGTGAAGATATCTACAATTGACTTACGATGAGACTCCCAGCGGTTTGAGATGTTTGTCATTTCCTTAGCACTGTCGATCCGAGCGTACATGTAGGGGTTGTGCATCATGAACAATCCACCATTACAGATCTGCCGATCCTCTCCAGCCAGAGCAATCCAACCGGCAGATGAGAACGCATAACCATCTACAATTGTGGTTACTTTACCGGGATGCTCCAGCAACTGATTATAGATTGCCAGAGCAGATCCAACTTCACCACCTGATGAGTTGATACGTACAGTCAGATCTTTCGGTGCTTCTTTCAGGAAATTCATTACATCTGCTGGAGTAACTGCTGTATCCAGTTCATCATACCTTTGCGGCATGATGACATCGTAGATCATTAGCTCATCAGATGCGTTGAGAGCCAGGGTGCATTCCAGCGTATCACCTGTCGGCATACGCTTACGATTCAAGACAAGTGATTTCATTTTCTATCCCTTCTGATATGTTCTGATTCTTCAGCCAGTTTTTAATGAGGTGATCAATTGGTTCATCTGTCGTACTGGTGAGTTTGAAGAACCCTTTCCAGTCAGTAAGTTGTTTGTTGAGCATTTTATCAAACTTACCATCAGCAGCATAGAACTCATTCTTAGCAACATCAAAGTCATCAGCACGAGACTTCTTCTTCTGTGCCAGAGCACGAGTCTCATATTGCTTGAGTCCGTTGATCACATTCATAAATGCTTTGTTGGTAGCATTACGCAGACGTTTATCAATGTTATCTTGCGATGGTGTCTTGTCCTGATTGTCTCCGTTAGGTGTTTCAGCCTTAGCCTGACTCATCTTCTCTACTTTACCTTGTAGAGCAGCATGTTCTTCACCAGAGATCATACCATCATTTGACTGCTGTTGAGCCTCTACTTGTTTTCCGAGCATTTCATTGGAGAGTTCTGCTCCTGCTGCCAGACTCAATGAATGATCGACTGTCATGAGATTAACAGGCAGATATCGTAGTTTGTTAGCTGGATCATTTGGATCAATGTGCATACCCAGAAGATCAGCACCATAACTTCTATCGATCATACCGATCTCAAACAGATTTCTGAGAGCAGTAGTAAACTCACCAAGAACTGTTCTGTAGAGATAGAGATGCTCGAACTCAAACTTGAACAACATCTGAGACGGCAGGGGCAGGCATTCTGTCCGAAACTGATTACAGATTCGAGATAGTAATGGACCTATGCCTGTCTGAATGAATGATGCCATCGCTTTGCTTATATCAACATCTCCTGCTTTTGTCCCCATGTAAGAGTGAAGAAGCACAGGTGGTATGTTCAGTCCACGTCCAACATCTTCAACACTGAATGCACGAGTCTCGATAAACTGAAGATGCTGGAATGGAATACCCATGTGAACAGGTTTTAGTCCTTGTTCCAGAACACGAGTACGAAAGATATCTTCCAGTGGGGCATTCGGGTCATCTGTAAAGTTTGCTTCAATACGAGATAGAACATCAGGTGCCAGTCTGTTCTCTGTAGTCAGGAACATCTGAGTAGCTATACCTTTAGAGTAGAACTTCCAGCCGAACTCTTCAGAAGCTCTGTAGAGATCCAGCGGCATTTTACTGTTCTCAATAAAGCCTGATCCTCTGTGGTATTCAGCATCGAGTACCTTGTTCTTGAAATGGACTACCTCTGAGCGAGCCAGGAGCAAAGGCTCTGCTGATGCATCTCTTGTTGAGAGTCCGCTGTCAATGCGGTAAAGCAGTTCTCCCTGTGCTGCTGCACGTCCGTTTGTAAGCCTCTCCTGACCTTTCTGAGAGCGAAATATGTTACCTTTGATTACTCTGGACGGATGGATGTAGTAGAGCCTTGCTGTGCGTCCCTGGACATCCAGTTCCTTGACGAAGTAGCAATTGCCGTCCATCAAAGTATCGTAGATGATCAGGGATAGAGCATCATCCGATACCAGTTCTGGATGAAAGTAATGGGAAAATAATCGACTTGCGGGATGCTCTGTTGTGCTTACGCTTCTGAGCTTCTTCTGTGTCCCGTGTTCCAGAGCGTACATTCTCCGAGGGATTGAGCCAACCATCCCGGTATAGATGTCCAGAGCACATTTGACGGCAGACAGTTTCAAAGCTGCTGTGGTGCTGCTGGAGTACATTTTTTCGTGGTTGATCGTACCCCATACATCACTCCATGAAAGAGCATTCACTGAGTTCATTACAGGGTCTAGTATGGCATTCAGCATACCCCGTACACGAGACTGAGGGATTCCGTTATCTGCTTTAGGTTTCAACCATCCGAACATTGCATAGCCTTACTGATTCAGTTCACCCACCGGGCGAAGACCTCTAATGTCGGTAATTGTTTCGACTTCGGGGTAAAGCCATGATCCGATAGACATGAGTCCTGCAACAATACCATCGATCTTATTCAATGATTTTGTTCTATCTGGCCTGATTTGTCCATCCCGCGATTGAACTATTACTACGTTTCCTACCATCCAATCAAGAACTGGATGACCACCATGAAATAATTGACTGTCGATTGACAGAGCTTCTACACGGCGACAAGGCTCATTCATACCGGCAAAGGACTGAGGATATGCACGAGCAGGCATACCATACTGTTTCAATGTCGTATAGATATGATGAGATCCCCATCTGTCAAAGCAGACTTCTCGAAGACCTTTGAAGTACGGAAATATTCCCATCTGTTTCTTATCGCCCATCATTGCTGTCAGGATTTGATTCTCATCCACTGTATCCAAAGGTGACGTTGCATTGATCAATCCGGCTTCCCACCACTGACTGTAAGGCAGGTTCTGCTCTTTACTTCTCTGGTAGATTGATGCTGCTGGTACCCATCCCCAATGCAACATTACCCCATATTTAGAGAACCAGAGATTGAGAGATGCAATATCCTTTACTGAAGCATTATCAAAACCCGCATAA